AAGTACTGCATGTCTAAGTTTGAACACTGGACAGACAGGGCTGCTTGCGGTCAACAGCTAAGACAGATCGAGCGTGAGCTAGAAGTAGAAGCACTAAGAAAATTCTTGAAAGAGAACCCACACTACAGATATCCAGGAATGGCTTTGCCTAACGGAAAGATAAAACCTCTTGACGTTTGTTGGGGTTCTGATAAAACTTATGGTACTAGCAAAGAGAGGAGATGCTAATGAGTTATGAAGTATGGTTTGGACAGAATGATAAATGGTTTGGTTACCACTCATTCAAATATAAAATGGATGCCCAACGCTACGAGGAAAGATATATTAAAATGTTTCCTGACTTAACTGTTGAGATAAGGGAGAGAGTACATGCGAGTGTATAACTACAAAGTCACACCCATAGACAGGGTGATTAATGAATGTAAGCGTAAAGCAGATGATGCATGGTGGGATGGCAACGATGATGAAGCTAGACTACATGAGGAAGAAGCAAAACTACATGAGGAAGATAGAGATGAAAGGGGATATCAATGGGTTCCGAACTTCTAGCAGCAGGTGTGCCATTACTTATGTGCCTAGCTTGGTTTATAGGCTTTATATATTTGTGGTATGTACATGCAAGTAAGTGAACATGATGATACAGAAGATACGAATGCGCCTTTCGATGATGTTACACATTGGGTGGGTAACCTACCTAGTAAGGATCATGATAGCACTAAGCGTCCTGTTAAACGTTATTCTTGGTGGCAGACTAAATCAAACGTTCTCCGCTCGAAACTGGGAGTGGAAACGAAACGAGAAGATTAATATCGTGCGACTATTAGACACATTGCTTGGCGATGGTCACTGTAGTAGAGCATGGGCATACTGGAAAGTAAGGAGGAAATGGTAATATGAATATCCCGAAGCACAATGCCACGTTAGAAGAGGTGGTTGACTTCTACCGTAACTCAGATGTTTATCGTAGGCTATCGTCCTCCTCCCAAAAAGACTATGATAATCACTTGAGTGCTACCTTGATTACTGAGGTAGAGGGCAAGATGCTTCGGGCATATCGCTGTAAGAACTTGAAAGTTCGACACATCACACAAGCATACGATCAATGGCTACAAGTTGGTACACGCACTGCCAACTACAGACGCAGTGTCCTTTCTGCTGCGTGGAAACATGCCATGCGATATGATGTGATGATTCACAACCCAATAGCTTTGGTGCAAACGGTTGCAGAAAAACCAAGGCGAGTACATTGGAGTCGTGAACAAGTGTCAATCTTTCTTGACACAGCTTACAGTGACTTTCGCTGGCGCAGCATTGGGCTGATTGTGCATATGGCATACGACTGGGGTCAACGTGTAGGAGATGTTCGGCTTCTTACATGGGATAGTTTAGACTTAAACCATTGTCGTATTGATATGACACAGAACAAGCGTAACGCAGAGGTTCACCTCCCTATCTCTCAGGGCTTGTGTTCTATGCTGCGTCAGCAGAAGGAGGACTTTGGCTTTCAAGAGTACGTAGTACCGAGAGTGAAGCCTAGAGCAGGAGCATATACACCCTATGACAAAGAGGAAATATCATTACATATCAACAAGATCCTGGACGAAGCTAATCTACCTAAAGAGCTTACGGCTATGGATTTACGTAGGACAGCGGTCACAGAAATGATGGAAGGTGGTGTTGATCTAGCAGGTATCATGCAGGTAACAGGTCACCAGAACACATCATCAGTCAAGCCGTACATGGTCAACACATTCAGTGGTGCAAGCAAAGCATTAGCAGCTAGAGGAGAGAGACATGGTGTACGTGAGGAAGACTAGCATCAGACAGTTTGTCACTGACCTCCGACTCAAAGAGAGTGATCGTTACAGAGGTGACTGTCCTGAGTGTAGAGGTAAGAATACATTTACAGCTACCAATGAGTTAGGTGACATAAAGTATAACTGTTTTAAGTTAGGCTGTACTGTTGGTGGTATTCATGGTACAGACATGACAGCAGCAGAGATACACAGAAGATTAGAAGAACAACAATTACAACGTGCGTATACAAACATAAAGAAAGAGAAGGATACTATGGAGATACCTGAGTATGTGGTGACACCGAAAGCATCACACACGAAGTACCAACGCTACATCAAACGATGGGGCATAGCGATAGGTGATACCATGTATGATGTGAAGGATGAACGTGTTGTCTTTCCTATCAAGCATGACGGTAGGATTGTTGATGCAGTGGGTAGGGCAGTAGGTAAGAGCCAACAACCCAAGTGGTATCGCTACACAGGTGAAGCTGATTACTATACGATAGGGGATGCTAAGACTTTGCTGATTGTTGAAGATGTAGTCTCTGCTATTGTTGCATTCCAAGAGATACCATACGTCACAGCTATGGCTATCCTTGGTACAAGCTTGAGTCCTAAGCACATGGAAAAGATAGGAGAGTATGACAAGGTAATCATAGCTCTTGATCCTGATGCGATAGGTAAGACAGTAGAGTATCGAAGAGAGATAGAGTTGTGGACAGGTAACAAAACTGTTGCAATGAATCTAATTGATGATATAAAGTATCGTGAGTATGAAGACATGGATAAGTTAAAGGAGTTGGTAAATGAAGTTAGCAGTAACCATTGATGTAGATGGAGACATCATGTATGTACCAGAGGGTGCAGTGTTCGAGAACTTTCCTAAGCCTAAGTTGTTTGACAACATGGAAGATGCAGAAGAGGAACGTGCTAAGTGGAACACAGGTGTCATAGTGAATTATGAGACAGGTGAATCTGTCGATAAGATAAGATCATTCACTGATGCAGAAAGAGCGAGAGCAGAGGAAAGAGCGAGGATAAACCGATATGATGGAACTAGCACTGATCAAGACACTACTCAATAAAGAGTTTTATGATGATCATAAGGGTGTGCGTTGCCCTGATCGTATATTCAGTAAGGATGTACGTAAGATAAAGCAAGCATTAGATACAGCTATGGAGACATACGATGGTGATCTATCTGTGTCTGACTTACATGCTGTGTTTAATCGTGTTAACGCAAGCATGACCACCGCTACACGTACAGCATATGAAGACTTGTTCAAGCGTATCGAGATAGCTGAACCTATCAAAGGAGAGATAGCAGAGGATACACTGTCACAGTTATTTCAACAGCATGTCGGAGATCGTGTAGCTAACTTGGGCTTTGACTTTGTGAACGGTGCAGAGAATAGCCTTGAACCTTTACGTAAACTATTAGAGGAATACAAAGATGACTTTACTCCAAATCTTCGTGTCGAGTGGGATGATCACAGTCTTGATACTATCCTTGATGCAACGGCACTTGAATCGAAATGGAAATTTAACATATCCAGTTTGGCTCGTAGGGTGGAGGGTATCAGTGGTGGTCATCTTATTCTGGTTGGCGCTCGTCCTAATACTGGAAAGACTAGCTTCCATGCTTCTATCATAGCAGGTGACAAAGGCTTTGCACATCAAGGTGCTAAGTGTATTGTACTGTGTAATGAGGAAGCGTACACACGTGTGGCTGCACGATACATCAGTGCTTCATCCAACATGACAATGACTGAGGTGCGTACCAACAAAGCATTGGCAGCTAAGAGATATCACCCTGTGTCTGAGAACATACAGTTCAAGGATAGCACAGGTAAGGGTATGGATTGGGTAGAGTCAGTTGTAAAGTATGAACGTCCTGATGTAGTAATCCTAGACATGGGCGATAAGTTTGCAGACATACGATCAGAGAGAACAGATATAACTCTCAAGGCAGCAGCTATACATGCACGTAACATAGCCAAGCAGTATGACTGTGCTGTGGTGTGGATGTCTCAGCTATCAGCAGAAGCAGAGGGCAGGGCTGACCTGAACCAAGCTATGATGGAAGGTAGTAAGACAGGCAAAGCAGCAGAGGCTGACCTGATGATACTAATTGGTAAGACACAACAAGCAGAAGGAGAAGAGGAAGACCCAGTAAGATACTTAAACATAGCTAAGAACAAACTGAATGGCTACCAAGGTAAGATTACTTGTGTGCTTGACGGTTCAAGATCCGTGTATTCAGCATGAGACTAGTGCTAGACGTAGAGAATACTATTACCAAGCGTGATGGCAAGGTACACCTTGATCCGTTTGAGCCTGATAATACTTTGGTTCAGGTAGGTATTTGTAATGCTGACAAGCCAAATCAATTAAAGATATTTAATCTAGATCACAATGAATGCAAGGATGAAACAGGTTCAAGAAGAGAACAGATACAGAAATGTTTGGATAGTACTAAGCTACTGATCATGCACAATGCACAGCACGACTTAATGTGGCTGTGGGAGTGTGGCTTTAAGTATAACGGTGACATCTATGACACCATGCTTGCTGAGTATATACTTGATCGTGGTCAGAGAAACCCACTAAGCTTACAGGCTTGTGCAGAACGTAGACAACTAGAGGTACAGAAAGATGACACACTCAAGAGATACTTCAAGGAAGGTAAGAACACAAACGAGATACCGTTGGATGAACTTTGCCACTATCTCAAGCATGACTTGCTTACTACTAGTGAGTTGTTCCATGCCCAAGAGCGAGAGTTTCTACTTCCCGAAGCATCTTCCCTTAGTACAATCAAAAGAGTTACCTTCAATACCTGCAAAACCCTCACAGAAATCTATACTGCAGGATTCAAAGTCGATCTTCAAGAGTTGGAACGAGTAGCAAAGGAGTTTGAAAATGAAAAAGCGGAAATCGAAACAAGATTACAAAAGAAAGTCAGGGAGGTTATGGGCGATACTCCGATCAACCTCCGCTCTCCAGAACAGAAGTCGCAGGTCTTATTCAGCAGACGAGTACATGACAAGAAAGAATGGGCTGATCTCTTCGAGTTCACACAGACACAGCAAGAGTTTAAGGATGCCGTTGAAGCGAACTCGTCACCTATCTACAGGACTACGGCTTACACCTGCCCTAGTTGCGAAGGGCAAGGTAAAGTATACCGACTTAAAAAAGATGGAACGAAGTTTGCTAGACCTAATAAATGCAAAGATTGTGATGCAAAAGGATACAAACTAAAGGACAGCAAACAGATAGCAGGGCTACGCTTTACTGCACCAAGCAAGAAGTGGGTCAGTGCTAACGGATTTAACACAGGAAAGGATGAGCTAGATGTATTATCTGCAACTGCTAGGAACAATCAAATGGACGAGGCTCTTAGTTTCCTTTCTGATCTTAAACGCCATAATGCTATCAGCAGTTATCTATCTGCTTTTGTCAACGGAATACGGAGTTACACAAAAGAGAATGGGTACTTACATGTTGGACTCACACAACACATCACAGCCACTGGACGATTCAGTGGTAGAAATCCCAACATGCAGAACATGCCAAGGGGAGGTACATTCCCAGTAAAGAAAGTATTTGTATCAAGATTTAACAACGGATTAATTATGGAGGCCGACTTTGCACAACTCGAATTTAGGACAGCAGCGTTCTTGGCACAGGATGAAACAGCGATGGAAGAAATCGCAACTGGTTTCGATGTACATGCTTACACAGCAAAAGTTATCACTGATGCAGGGCAACCAACATCACGTCAAGCAGCTAAAGAACACACGTTCGCTCCGCTCTTTGGGGCAAGCGGTTATGGACGCTCGAAAGCTGAGGCAACCTACTACACCCACTTCAACGAAAAGTATAAAGGCATAGCTAACTGGCACAAGAACCTAGCCGATGAAGCACTACGCTTTCTGAAGATAACAAACATATCAGGTAGACAGTATGCTTTTCCTGATGTGACAAGACGCCACAGTGGAACACCAACGCACTTCACTATGATAAAGAACTATCCAGTGCAAGGCTTTGCTACAGGTGATGTAGTTCCTGTGGTATTGAATGAGATGCATGAACGTTTGCGACATATGAAGTCGTGTTTAGTCAATACTGTACACGATTCTATGGTGGTTGATGTACATCCTGACGAAAAAGATTTAGTATTGTCAATGGTGTGGACACTCAACCAGGATTTAAACAAAATAATAGAGGAGACATATGGTATAGATATGAATGTGCCTATGCTTTTAGAAGCAAAAATAGGTGACAACTGGCTTGACACAGTCGATATATAGTGTATAACTAAGGCTCTTTGACTCTATAGAAAAGGATATAGAATGAGTACAGAACTAGCAGTAGCAACAGAACGTGGTCAGTCGATGGCAGAACTCATGGGTGTATCATCTACACCTTCACAAGAGTACACTCCTTCGATCTCACGTTTAGGAATGTTGCATCAACCTATCATGGGTGAAGTTGATCTCAATGGTAAGATGATAAAGACAGAGGTAGTACCTGTAGGTGCATTCACCCTCAAGACAGGTGATGATGTAGTCTACAGTGTAGGTGCTACGGTTCGTGTCTTTGCCCAACGCAATCAGTGGCAGAGATGGAATAGCGATACCGAAGAGATGGAGAAGTCTGTAATGTCTAACTCCCTCAACGGTGACTTGAAGGATAGCATTGGTGGGTTCAACTTAGGTAGACCTACTGGTTACATCGAAGACTTCAATGCACTCGATGATGCTACCAAGCAAGTGATACGATCAGTCAAGCGTGTCGTAGTTTACTACGGTACAGTCACACTAGACAATCCAACTAATGAGAAGGGTGAAGCTGTAGGTGCAGTCGAGTCCATACCATTTGTAATGGATGTTAAGAACCGTGACAGCTTGAAGAGTATCAACGGTGTCATGGGTCACCTCAAGAAGAAGAATACTCTTCCTATCATGTCTACCATTAAGCTAGAAGGTATAGAAGATAGCATACCTACTGGTGCTAAGTTTGGTAAGATACATGCCACACTTGGTGATGCTGTAGAAATTAGCAGCGTAGACAACGATACACTCAAAGACTTCTTAGAGCTTATTGAGTATAGCAACGGTAAGATACTGGACTTACATCATGAACGTGCCAAGGGTGGTACAGATGGTGACTCAGATCTTGTCGAAGGTATACTCAACAATGACTTCGTAGAGGTGGATGAGTAATGAATCACCCTGCTGAACTACAAGTCTTTAGCTATTTGCAAAAGGCTATGAACGGTGAAGCTACAATGACAGAGGAGGTAGCCAATCAGGTTGCCTCCGATGTTAAAGCTGCGTTGGACAAACAGTTTAACTCGCCACCACGTGATGAGTTCAAGCTACGTATGTCTAACATAGGCAGACCCAAGTGCCAGTTGTGGTTCGAGAAGAATGACCCTGAAGATAAGATACCTTTACCTCCACACTTCCTGATAAACATGCTACTAGGTGATCTAGTTGAAGCTGTGTTCAAAGGTTTGCTACGTGCGTCAGGTGCTGAGTTCAAAGACAATGATAACGTCACACTCAAGCTACCAGATGGACAGGAGATACAGGGTGAGTACGACATGGAAATGGATGGCAAGATAGATGATGTGAAGTCTGCATCACCTTGGTCATACGCTAACAAGTTTGACTCATTTGAATCTTTACAGAAGGGTGATGGCTTCGGTTACATACCACAATTAGTTGGCTATTCTAAGGCCGCAGGAAAAGAAGTTGGCGGTTGGTGGGTGGTCAACAAAGGCAACGGTGAGTTTAAGTATGTCAGTGCTTCGGAGGTTGACTCTGAGCAGGTAATTCAGGACATCCAAGAAACGGTAAATTACATAGA